GGACTGTGCCACCTTCCGTACCTTCTTCAGGTAATGGATCTGGAACCCAATCTTTAAAGGGGTTTGGGTCTTCACCTTTTTTAGGGGTGAAGTACATAATCTCAGGGCCGAATCCCGGCAACCCTTGGGTTTGGTATGTTTGTTGTAGTTGCTCTGGTGATATGACAAACGGGTCTCTTAACGCAGCTTGCCGCCCTGCCGGAATAGGATTATTCGGCCCCATTCCTACGTTGCCATAGATTGGAGGAACACCTCCTCCATAAAACATGCCAACAACAGGTCTGTCTAATGCTTGTAGCTCATTAAACCTTCTTCTGAAGTCGTTGGGGTCTAGCGATACAATGCCGCCTGCATTGAGTAATTGAGAATAACTAGAGCCATACGCTGGAGAAGTGGCATAAGGATCTGGCGTTATATTAGGGTCATAAACATTAGCTTCTTTTCTGGCTACAGCATCTTCGTATTCTGCCCCCTTACGCCTTTTTTCATCTTTTTGCCAGTCCTCCCACATCTCATTTTCATCTATTTGCAAATTAGTGCTTTCACCTATGCCAATAGGAATCAACGCTTCCGGGGAAGATATTGCTTTAAACGCATCGCCGGGTCTTGAAACAACTTCTCCAAGCTTTTCTCCTAGAGTCATATCGGATACGACATCTTGAGCAGCTTGATTGGCAAGGTCGCCTATTGCCTGAGAAGTAAGATTCTCAGAGGCAAGAGCGGTTGGGCCAATAACTTCTGGAGCGGCTCCGGTAGCAAGAGCCTCAGTGGCTTGTTGACGAGCCAAATCTGCCGCATCAACAGCTTTATCGGCACCGCTAAGGAGGGTGTCTGAGGCCGCGCCAAGTCCAAATTGAGTTACACCACTTGCCAATGCTTTGAGTGGATTAAAATCTCGGCCTTGAGTTAATGCGCTTATTCCCTCTGTTACAGCAGCCTTTGCTGCCAATGTCCCTAACGTGCCAAGCCCTAATCCTCCAGCCAAAGCACCTCCTGCAACACTTCCAATGCCCATTGACAATAAAGGAGCCAAGAATGGCAGGAACGCCTCTGGTTGTCCTGTTTCCGGGTTAATAGTAAGGGAACCTGTTGGCGACATGGATGCAAGACCCTGAACCTCTACAGGATTCATGTGGACTAGCATTGAATCACCATACCTGCCTTGATTCGCTAATAGGTCTGCTACGCCTTGAAGTTGTGGTTGTTGTTGGTACATTAACTTGTCTCCACGCCAAACATGTTAAAGCTCACATTAGCTGCACTTGCGTAAACTTTAACTACGTCAGCTTGATTTAAACACATACCGATCACTACGGTTTTTGTGGTTGTCGCCGCTAGGGCTTCGTCATAAAAAATAAATTGTTTATCATCTGCTCCAGCACCAGCGACATGTACGCTGACCCTGAATGTAATCCCTGAACTGCTCCGGTTACATATCACCAAGGAACTTACTGTTGTCTGTGTCAGGTCAGGGACAGTGTAAAGCGTTGTTATCGTTGTCGCGCTGACATCTAGCTGACCCAGAACCTTTATAGCGTCTGCCACTAGGAAGCCCCCATCAAAAGAAACTGAAACCTTCTCATGGCTAATGACCCCGGCTTGTCACCCTGAGTCTTGGCAAGGTCTACATCATTTTCTAGCTGATCCAAGGCAAATTCCAAGGTTCTTCTGGTGATTGCCTCGTTCTGGGTATTGTATTCACCCAGCGGGACTGGCAGCGGGTTTCTGCGTCTTTCAGCCATTACCTCCTCCCATCCTGTCTCATGCCAAACCTGAAGCCACCTAACCTCCAGCCATATCCAGCACTTGATGACTCCAATCTTAGAACCGTATGCCTTGCCCTCGCCCTGACATTTGCCTGCTTGGTACTGCTGGTAATTGTTGCTGTGACTAAAGACGAAGGGCTTTCTAAAGGATAATCGCTACCCTTGATCGTCATTGTAATTTCTGGGCTGGCACCAGAAAACGTAAAGTCAGGGACTACCCTGTCAATAAGCATAAAATTATTGCCGTCACCAATCTCAAGGTCGCCAGACTCGATGTAAGCAGTCATCGCAGACCCATCTGCATCGTGCCCATCTTCATGGTTATAGATATAGTTGCTATCCGAGCTTGTAATTGTGCTGGCAGCTATCGGCCCATCAAGGACTCCGCTATCCAGCCAAGCCCCTCTGGCAAGGGTTCCTACAGACCAGAGGTTTTCTGAATAGTTGTAACTAACATAATTTGATATTTCCGAATCACTGCCATCAGCGACAGGGTAAAACCATATGATCTCTGAAAAAGCATTATTCTCTGCCGCAAAAACTTTAAAGGCTTGGGTCATATCCATGTTGGATAAAACGTAATCCTGCACCGAGCAGGGGATCTGCTGGACTGCACCGTTATAGATATAGAATCCGGTCTTGTCCATAAAATAAACATTCCCTCTGGCGTTAACCGCCGCATTCGGGGATATCATGGATACATCAGAGCTAATAGTTGTGAACTGGAATATAAAAGGCGCACCTACAAAACGCATGGAATGCACCGAAACATCAGTCCAGATTAATATCTCTTGCCTTGTCTGGACGGCACCAACAATCTGGCTACCAGAGTTTATCCTGACACCGCCTGATGTATTTGTTGCTGTAGGCGTCCAGTCAGCCGCGCTTTCCTGATCTGACCAACGAACAAGCAGAGAATCCTGATCAGCAGAGCCAAGCGTATTCGCACCAAAAGCAATGACATGCTGGTCATTGTCGCTAACAAGAACCTGTGCTGCCACTGTAGGGCAGTTAGAGGCTCCTGACAAAGCCGTAATATTGACCCCCCTTGATGACAAGCCAGAGGATTCGTCCCAGTAGTAGATACCGCCATTTCTGACATTGAATATTAGGTCTTCGCCAAAGTTGTCTTGACTATAAAGCCTTAACTGACCAGAAACCCCAAGAGCAGATCCGCTGCCCCATGTCCCGTCACCCCAAGGGTTAGAACCCCACCCAACCGCAGAAACATAGTCTGTTAAACCTGTGGTAATCTGGTAAGCACCCACTGTTGATGAGCCGCCATTACCGCTGTCGCTTGCGCTTGCTGTAACCGCATCCCCATCCGTATCTTTTGCAGTGATCGTAAAAGCATTTGCGCTAGTGACGCTGAGAACCTGATACTCTTGGTTTAAGACTGTAGCAGTAATGTTTCCACCAAGGCTTGCCGCATCGGAAAATGTAACAAAGTCATTCTTGGCTGCACCATGACTAGTGTCATTAACGGTGACCGTGGAAGAGCCGTTGGTCGCAGAAAACGTCACATCCCCAGCACTGGTTGTGCTTCTGATAGGGGTTATGTCGTTTGGGTTAACGCCTTCTACAACATAAAACTTTAAATTAGTTCCAAGCCCTATATATTTAACACTTTCAAGAGAAGCCCACGCAAAAAGAGAACGGCAAACGCCAAGGAAAGCTGTTGTATTTAGCTTTGTCCAGCCGCCAATTTTTTCAGGCCGTCCTTTTCTGAACCTGATTTTGTCAGAATCAAACCAACCGGAATCAGCGGTGTACTCAGTGCCTTCCTTGTCTACACCGGGGGCGAACTGTATTTTTTGTAGAGGCATTATTTATCGCCTTCTCATCAACGAAGCTAACCCGCCTCCAGCCATTCTTCCTCGGCCTCGCCCTTGGGAAATCCCAAATGTGTCTGCCATATACTGATATGCAGCTTTTGCTCTTTCGTTCAAGTCAGGGTTGGCTTGAGCTATAGCTACCAAATCGCTTCTTTGTTGCTCAGACAAGTTGTCCCAATTAACATTAATTCGTCCTTGGTTCCCGGAACCATCGTCAACCAGAACATTTCTAATTTCATCGTCTTCTCCAACTGAAGGCATATCAAAAGGATTTCCAGAAGTTGCTACATTTCCTCCTGCGTCTTCTCTTTTGCTAAAGTCTTTGCCGGACAAGATGCCTTCCTGTTGAACAGGGCCTAAAGCAGCATTAAGCTCGTCCTGACTCCAAACCCTAGCCAAAGAACCGTCCGGTTTTTTAACAATAAAAGCGTCCGTGTTCATCCAGATATCCCTAGTGTATGTGCCGGGAGACATTTGCGCTCCCCACTCTTGGGGAGTGGTAAAATTAAAAGCCCCCGTATCTTCCCTTGGGTCTATTGCTGGCTGCTGGTTTATTTTCTCCTGCTCTGCCAGATACTGCTGATTTGCCGCATCAGCGGCAGCGGGGTTAGGGTATTCTTTTCCGTCAAGCCCCACTGTTATTACTTGCGGGGTGATTCCAATGCCAGTCTCATCCGGTAATTGTGGAAACCTTGGTTCACCTCCGGGGAAAGGATGTCCTTCCCAATTTCCGAGGTCGGGGAACCTTGGATCGCCTCCGGGTGGAAATCCTCCGCCTCCGGGGTAAGGGAGTCCGGGGTTGGGGAAAACTCTTCCATCGTCAGGCGGCATCCTGCCTCCCTTTCCGGGGCCTCCCGGTTGACGGCCTCCCGGTTGACGGCCTCCTTTTCCGGGGCTTCCCGGTCTAGGGTAAGGGCTAGGGTAAGGGCTAGGGTATTCGGGATAAGGACTAGGATATTCCGGGTAAGGGCTGGGCATAGGATAAGGCATAGAAGCATCTGGCCTTGGCCTGAACCGATCAAGCATACCCATTGATTGCTGCCCCCTGTAGGGGTCCATCAAACTATTAGGCCCAGAAAGAGATTGAATTAGGTTCTGTGTTCTTACAGGCGAACCATAACCCGGATCTCTAAATGGGATATTTGTCGGGATAACTTGGCCTAAACTACCGCCAAATCCTTGGCCTTGGGGCATCATAGGTGCATACGGGTCAAAACCTCTTCTCTGGTAAAAAGGAGAAGGGGAATATGGGTTTTGACGCATTGGCGGCATAGGCTGTTGTCTTGGTGGAAACATTGGCGGTCTTGGAGACCTCCAAGGCGGGTGCTGTCCGGGGCTTCTTCCCCCTTTGTTTCCGGGTGAAAAACGATCCCTCATGGGCGGTTTTCTTGGAGGCATAGGTCTCCTGTCCCAGCGGCCACGATCATATACCTGACCGCCGCCGGGTCCGGGGTATTGCATATTATTAAACCGATCTAAAATTTCTGGTCTTGGCCCAACCCCAGTTTCATACGCTCTGAGTCGGGAACTCATATCACCGGGAAACATGCTCATATTTATCTCCTATGCGTCAGCTAAAGCTAACGCTCTATCTCGTAACCGTTCAGCACGTTCTGGCGTTTGTCGCGCCCAACGGCTATCCATCATTTCTTCTGCCATCCTAGAGAATGCTTGTTCCTGAACGGCTGAATTCATGTTCTTGAATTTGCTTAGGCCACCTTGCCCAAGCTGAAAGCACATGTTAATTAAAATGTGCTGTATCTCTGAGGGAAGGTCTTCCCAGTTGTCATATATTGCTATACACCCGTCAATAGCAATTTGAACATCCTGCTGAAACAACTCC